TTCAGCTTATAATCCCCTAAGTATCAACGAAGATTATTTCTTCCCACAGACAGAAGGTGGTCGTGGATCAAAAGTTGAAACGCTACCTGGCGGTACAAACTTGGGTGAAATTGACGATTTAAAATACTTTACCAACAAGTTGTTCCGTGCGCTACGTATACCTAGTAGCTACTTGCCAACTGGTGCAGACGATAGTCAAGCGCAATATAATGACGGTCGTGTGGGCACAGCATACATTCAAGAGTTGCGTTTTAACAATTATTGTATGCGTTTGCAAAGCCTATTACAAGGCACCTTTGACGAAGAATTCAAAAGATACTTGCACGAACGTGGTGTAAACATTGATTCTACACTGTTTGAAATCAAATTTCAACCACCACAAAACTTTGCCGCATACCGCCAAGCAGAGGTTGATGGACAAAGAATAAACACATTTAACACACTTCAAGCTATACCTTACATAAGCAAACGCTTTGCTATGAAACGTTTTCTTGGCATTACAGACGAAGAATTGGCGGAAAACGAACGCTTGTGGCGCGAAGAAAAAGGCACAGCAACCATTACAGGTACTGATGCAAGTGGTGAATTACGCAGTGTTGGTATTAGTGCCGCTGGCATTGACAGCGATTTAGAACTGGGCGACACAACAGCACCTGAAGATATTGTACCACCTGAAGGTGCTGTTCCTCCAGGAACTGATACAGGTGCAGGCGTTACACCAGCGGCTGGCGCCGCACCAGCGGCTTGATAAATAAACTTATGATACTGAGAGAATTATTTTATTTGGATCCTGAAACACAACGAGTCAGCAACGATTTTCGTTTCAATTCAGCACGAGACATAGAAGAATTAAAGCGTAGTGACACACGTAAAACTAGATTGACATTGGGTCAAGTTAATGAATTACGCAAAGCATCAGAAGCACATATCCTAGAGCAAGAAGAAGAATTGGAGTTTGTACACGAAATGTACGGATCAACTCCAGAGCCAGCAGCCGCCTAACTACTTAAAAGATAATTACTTTTAGGAGAGTGTATGCGCAGTTTTGTGTTTGGCAATGGCAAGAGTCGCCTCAATATAACATTTGATCAAGTAAAACCATACGGTAAAATCTACGCCTGTAATGCAGTTTATAGGGAGTACGCACCTGACTATCTAATAGCAGTGGACCCAAAAATGATAGTGGAAATTGCAGGATCTAACTATCAAATGAATCATGAAGTATGGACAAACCCCAATAGTAGATATAAAGATTTCACTGGATTTAAATTTTTTAATCCCAGTTTAGGATGGAGCTCTGGTCCAACTGCATTAAATCTTGCCACACAACATCAAGCTGATGAAATTTATATATTTGGGTTTGATTATGAAAGTCCCACTGGACTTTTAAACAATGTGTATGCAAACACTCCCAACTACAAACGATCTGAAGAGCCAGCAACATTTTACGGTAACTGGACTAGGCAAACAGAGACAGTGATAAAAGAAAATAAAAAAACTAAATACTTTCGAATAGTGGAAAATAAATTTTATGATCCACAATGGCATTATCCAAACTTTAGACACGTGACTTATGACAATTTGCGTGAAGTCATGCTGTCTTGGAGTAAAAATGCCTAAAATCACACCATTATAACACATATTTCGTCATAATATGTAAATATTACTGACAGCTCACAATCTATAGGAGATTTAAAAATGACTGACCGTTCAAAATTTGAGCAGATGCTCGAACATCTTATTAATGAAGATGAACAAAAAGCTAAAGAATTATTTCATGATATCGTGGTTGCAAAGTCACGTGAAATTTATGAAACTTTAATTTCTGAAGACTTTGATGAAGGCATGATGCCTGATGAAGAAGAAATGCAGGCTCCAGAAATGGAAGCTAGCGATGACGAATTTTCCAGCGATGACGCAACTGATGACATGATGGGCGACATCGAAGGTGGCGACGAAGAAGGTGACGACATGGATGGTGACGACGTATCACTAAGTGGTGGTGACGTTGATGAACTACAAGACCGTGTGGTAGACCTAGAAGATGCATTAGATGCATTACGTGATGAATTTGAAAGCCTAATGGGCGGTGAAGAAGGTGGCGATGACATGGGCGGTGATGACATGGCAGACGCAGATGTTCCAGAAATGGATGGCATGTCACAAGAAATGCCAGCAATGGAAGTTCGTGATGATGATGACGAAGATGACAACAACACCGACGAAGCTTTCATTCGTGAATATGTAGAAAAAGTTACAGCAGCCAAAGGCGGCGATAACGGTGCAAATGCAAAAAGCATCGTAGCTGGTAAGAATGACATGGGTGGCACAACTGGTAACCTAAACAAAGCATTTGCTGACAACAGCAAAGGTGGAACACAAGGTGGTTTGCTAAACCCAAGTACTAAAGATTTGAATTCAGGCAACGTAAATGTTCCTGGAGGCAAAGCAGGCGTGAAGCACTTGAAAACTGTTTCAGGCGGACACGGTGCAGAGAAGAAAGGCACTGGTGACAACGGCGCAAATACCAATAGCCCAATTAATGGTGCTCCAGGTAGAGCGAAGTAATTAGCATATGCAAAAGATGAACTATCTTCGTGAAAACCTCAGCTTTGACCAAGCCCGTATGGTGGTTGAGTCTGAGGGTGAAAACGGGAAAAACTTGTACATGAAAGGTATCTGTATACAGGGCGGCATTAAAAATGCCAACCAACGTGTATATCCTGTAGACGAGATTGAGCGAGCTGTCAAAACTTTGAACGATCAAATTACTGGCGGATATAGTGTACTAGGCGAAGTAGATCATCCAGATGACTTAAAAATTAATTTGGACCGTGTTAGCCACATGATTACTGAAATGTGGATGGACGGTCCAAATGGTTATGGAAAGTTCAAGATACTACCAACTCCAATGGGTCAACTAGTGCGAACTATGTTGGAATCCGGCGTAAAGTTGGGAGTTTCCAGTCGAGGCTCAGGTAACGTCAGTGGTGACGGAACTGGAAGAGTCAGCGATTTTGAGATTATCACAGTAGATGTGGTAGCTCAACCCAGTGCACCAGGTGCATATCCAACACCAATTTACGAACACTTAATGGGAACAAGAGGTGGTCTTAATGCCTTGCGTATAGCGCAAGAGGTGAAGGGTGATCCTAAAGCACAGCGTTATCTTAAAGAGAGCTTATTAGGTATAATAAGCAAGCTCCAATAAAAAGGAGAATCACATGTTGGATGTTTTAAAAAATCTATTTGAGAACAATGTGATTTCTGAGGAACTCAAAGCTCAGATTGAGGAATCATGGCAAACTCGTGTAAACGAGAATCGTGAAGCTGTCACTCAAGAGTTAAGAGAAGAGTTTAGTCAACGATATGAACACGATCGTCAAGTGATGGTAGAAGCCATTGACCGCATGGTCAGTGATCAACTAGCACCTGAAATTGCTGAATTTATCGAAGACCGCGCTCAGTTAGCCGAAGCTAAAGCCAAGTATGCAGTTAAGATGAAACAAGATGCACAGGTTATGAAGGAATTCGTAACTCGTCAACTAGCTTCTGAAGTAAGAGAATTGCATGAAGACCAAAAAGTCATGGCTGATAAATTCTTCAAACTAGAAGAATTTGTAGTAGAAGCACTAGCCAATGAAATTGCCGAGTTTTATAAAGACAAGCAGGATCTAGCTGAAACGAAAGTTCGTTTGATCCGTGAAGGTAAAAAACAACTTGCTGGTATTAAATCTGAGTTTGTAAGTCGCGCAGCCAAGATGGTTGAATCTGTAGTTGAGTCTAGTTTGAAGAATGAACTAACACAGCTACGTGAAGACATTGACGCCGCACGTAAAGCAGACTTTGGACGTAAAATATTCGAAGCTTTTAGCAACGAATTCCAAACAAGTTACATTAATGAAAAATCAGAAACTGCAAAATTGCTCAAGGTCATAGACAAGAAACAATTTGACGTTGTTGAGGCACAAAATGTTGCCGTGACAGCACAAAAAATTATAGAAAGCAAAGAGGCAGAGATCCGTGCATTGAAAGAAAGCATGGTGAGAAAATCAACTATGGGTGAACTATTGGCACCGTTAAATTCGGACCAAAAAGAAATCATGGGTGAATTATTAGAAAGTGTGCAGACCGCAAAACTGCATGACAGTTTTAACAAGTATTTGCCTACAGTAATTGAAGGCAATGCTCCGCAGAAGAAACAGGCTCTTGTAGAGGCAAAAGAAATTACAGGAAATAAAATTTCCAACAGCAACCGTAGCAGTGAGAAGGACAATAACATCGTTGATATTCGTCGACTCGCTGGACTAAAAATTTAAGGAGAATTTAAATGTCAGAACTACTACACGGCCGTTGGCAGGAAACTAAAGAGGCCCTACTTGAAGGCCTACAAGGTACCAAGCGTTCAGTTATGTCAACTACTCTCGAGAATACTCGTAGATATTTGTCAGAATCTGCTTCAACTGGTTCCACTTCTGCCGGCAACGTCGCAACACTAAATCGCGTGATCCTTCCAGTGATCCGTCGCGTTATGCCTACCGTTATTGCTAACGAGTTAGTAGGTGTACAACCAATGACTGGTCCAGTTGGTCAAATCCATACACTACGTGTTCGCTACAGCGATTCACTAAGTGGCTCATTTGGCGCCACAGCTGGTGAAGAGGCATTGAGTCCATTCAAGATTGCTGAAGGTTATTCCGCTAATAACGGAGCAGCCAAAACAGCCGCAGCCACAGCAGCCTTAGAAGGTGCCGCTGGTAAGCGTATGTCTATTCAGATCTTGAAACAAACAGTTGAAGCTAAGACACGTAAGTTATCAGCTCGCTGGACGTTTGAGGCTGCTCAAGATGCACAAGCCCAACAAGGCATTGACATCGAAGCAGTAAT